TGACGATGCACCCGTTCCACAACAGGTCGCCGCCTTCGAACAGCTTGGACGCCTGAGCTTCGACGATGGTCGAGTTCAGGATATTGTCGTCGATGCTGTCACGAAGGTTCTTGAACGCATTCGGGTTGGCGAACGCGACGTAGTAGCGCTTGCCGTTCCCGCCATCACGCATCGGCCTGATCTTCGGATTGCAGGTCTTTGCCTTCAGGATCATGCGATCCAGAGCGGTGAAGTTGAACAGGTCGTTCGTGGTGTCGAGTTGGGTCAGGTCCGCCGACAAGTCGGTGTTCGAACCCACATCGGCGCCGAACAGCACGCGGTCAGCATTATCGACCAGCCATTCGTCGCCGATGGCAGCCGTCCGGGAGAGGAACGCCGTGCCGTTGAGCGAGCCGAGAGCCGTGATGATGAGATCGCGCGTGTCTTCCATTGCCCAGTCGAGCAGGGTGGCGCGTGCCGCCTGCCGCAGGGAAATGGCCGACTTCTGCTCGCTCATCTCCGCGATGCGCACCGCGTTACGGCGCTTATCGACGTAGATGCGCATCGAGCGCGAGGCCATGTCTTCTTCGTTGCCCTCAAGGGTCGTGGTGCCCGTGGTGGCTGCGTTGGTGAGGCGGTTGACCAAGGCGATGGTGATCGAGTCACCTTCCTTCTTGGCGAGGTCTTCCTTGACCTGAATGACCGCGTTTTCGTTGGTCCCCATGAGCGGCTTGAAACCGCCATCGTGGAGATATTCGGTGAAGAACTTGTCTTCCCACTGCTGGACTACAAGCCCAGTTGCCGGAGTAGTATCCATGATGAAAAATCCATCTTGCCCCTTGCGGGGACTGGGAAACCGGCGTCATCGCGACGCGGGACCCTATGGGTTGGGTTATCCGAGCAGTTCATCCAGTGGCTTTGGACCGCTCCACGCGGGACCGGTTCGCTGCCCTGCATTGCGCTCGGTTGAAAGTGTGGGTGGGAGTTGCTGCTGACCGCCGCCTTGGAGTTCGGCAGCAATCTTCTCCCGCAGCTTGGCTTCCAGTTCCGTCAGGTTGGTGGCCCCGAGTTCCGCAATGCCCCGGTGGTTCTTGGCGATTTCATACGCCCTTTCCCACGGGTGGCGGTGAGCCTTGACCTCGGCAAGCATCTGAGGATTTTGACCGGCCAGTTCGAGAAACGTGGCCTTCATTTCGTCGAAATCTTCGTGCGACTGCCCCGCCATCATCTCGGATGCGTCGAATTTCGCGTTCTGAGCCGCCCACTGGGCTGCCGTCTGCGTCACCTGGCTACCGAAATGCCCTTGCCACTGCTCCGGGTCTGCGAACATGTCCGGGGCTGGCGCGGGTGGGTTCTGGATTTGCTGCAGCTGCTGTTCGAGAGTTGCAATTCTGGCTTCGGCTTCCTGCCTCTTGCGACGTTCCGCCAAGGTAGCGGCGCCGTCATACTCGTTCTTGTCGTCCGGCGCTGGCGACGCGCCTTCTTCGCCCTTCTTCGCAAAGCGTCCGTTCTCATCGCGGGGGCGATCCTCGGTCTGAGGTTCCTCCGCTACGGGTTCCTGTTCGGTGACAGGCGCTTCGCTCGGTTCGTCGGCTAGAATGTTGTCGAGACTGTTTTCCGTTTCCATTGGTTGCTCTCAGCGCCCGTTAAACGGCGGCGATCCCGTTGACGCCCGATGGTCCCGGCGGCGGACATTGGAGGCTGCTGCCTCAATCTGCTAATTGATCGATCGGTATCCGGATGGCGCTGATCGTGCCGTCGAACTCCCTCAGGAGTATTCCGACTGCCTGCCCATCCTCGATAACTTCAGCCTCTTCGATGCGAGGCCATGTAAGCTGCTCAGGCTGCGGCTGCCCCATTGGGTGCCCCGATGTTGTGCCCGGCCTGATATGCGCCGGTCAGCGTCTCTACCTGCGTTTTCTCGGTCTCTGCGGCCTTCTTCGCTGTGTCGGCCTGCTTGTTCTCAACGTCCGCTTGCGCGCCGGCCATCTGCACCTGCTGGGCCTGTTCGGCCATCGGGTTCGGCGCGCTCAACTGGTCGATAGTCTCAAGCAGCGTGTCCTTGTTCCGCAGCGAGGACGCTTGCACGAGCAGCTTTGCATAGGGCGGCGGCAACTGGACGAGGCTCGGCATGATGCTGACAAGCTCGCTGAACTGCTCCGCGGCGACCGTGGGTGTATCGATCCCTTCATCGACCAAAATGTCAACGTCAAGTTCGACCACGTTGTTCTCAATGCCCACGATCTCCTGCGCCTGAGGCTGCTGGGCAAATGCCTGGAGCAATGGCTGGGCCTGCGGGTCCTGTCCGTATTTCTGCTGAGCCATCTCTATAGCGGTGATGGGACGATTGACCCCGACGAAGCGGATGTTGTTCTCGTTGTCGGTCACGCGCACCCAGCGCTCGGCGTTCCAGAACTGGCGGACCCTCGCCCATGAGGAACGATAGACCGCAATCGACAAGGTCTTGATGCAATCGAGGTAGGAGGCGGATTCGACCATGCCCCCCTGCTGCTGGGCTACAATCGCCCGGCCCGACTGGTTCTGAACGTCCTTCCCGCCAAGCGAGCTGTTGGCCCCGGTGCGGTGGATATGCTCGCGCGCATCCTGCATCAGGTTGAGATTGCCCGCCGCCATGTCGTTGGTCTGCAGGACTTCGACCTCGCCCGCCTCACCGATGAATATCCCATCGGGACGGCTCAATTCCTTGCGCACCTTGGCCGGATCGTCTGCAACCGCATGGGACACGCGGATTTGCCGCTGGCTTACCAAGTGAAGAGCCTTTGACCGGCGCTTGTTCACCTCGTCCTGCGGTGAGATCATCGCCAGCACTTCGCCGTAACGGTTGTTGTCGCGGTCAATGTAGAGGCTTACCGCGTGGATAGGGCACTCAGGCTCCTTGTCCTCATCGAGGTAAGGGCTGTCCATCGGCTCGACCACATAGCCGCCTTCGGTGAAGATGCAGAACTTCCATCCGCCTTCGTCGTAGTAGTGCTCACACAACCGGACGCGCTTGCGCTTGTAGTCCGCCCACATGCCGTGCTTGGGCTTGTCGTGGTAAGTCTCTGCGTCCCGAGCCTTCGCCCATGTCGCTTCAAGAATGTCCTTCGCGTCCGGGTGTTTGCGCACCGCGTCGTCAAGGTCCATCCAGATCACGATCCCCTTGAACTTGGCATCGGAGAAATCGAACTCGCTCGACATCGGATCATAGTAATAGCGGTCCCACGAAATGCGGCGAATGTCGGGATCAATTGCCCCCTTCGCCTGCTTGACCCCGACCATGACCGCGCAGGTGCCCTCAATCGCCAGTTCCTTGGCGCACTGCGAGCGCTTGTCGTCCCACCGGCTGTCCTCGCAGACATAGCGGATAACGTCCGTGGCAGCATGTGCAGCGGCTTCATCGCCCGGGTTACGCGGAAAGGCCTTGGGATCCTTGCGGGTCTGCTTCTCCAGCCCGGTCATCGTGTTGACCTTGGGCTTGATCTCGTTGAACACCACCGGCGGCTGTCCGCGGTCGGTGAGCTTCTTTTCCTCGTCGGCGGTGAGCTGCTTGTTGTCGTAGTAATCGCGGCACTTCTCGGCCTTCTCGCGGGCGCTCTGCGTGCTTTCTTCCGCCTGCTCGAACTGGCGAACCATCGCGAGATGCGTGGCGTCTGGGCGAAGGGCTACAACGTTGCTTTCCAACTGCTGCCCTCCTCGTCCTTGAATGCCCGGCTCCAGCGATCGGTTGGCCGCTTCTTCTGCGTGTCCTGCACAATTGCCGGATGAGCCATGCCGATGGCCCGCCCGATCAGGCTCGAATTGTCCACATCGTCGTCATTCTTGCCTGCGGGAAACGTCAGGTGCTCAGCTATGTCCGCGCCCGGCTCGAAATGAACCCGCCCACTTGCTGCCAGCGCCTGAAAGCTTCTCGCCCTGGTTGGCTTGTCGGCAACCGATGGCAGCCATTCCAAGCGGCAGAATATCTTGCGCTCGCGCATCCGCCGCTTGAGCATCGGTTCGATGGCCTTCTGGATCACACCGCCCTCGCCGAACCATGCGAGAGGCTTATATTCGTCGATCAGGTCGAGCTTCTTTTCGATCCACACATCCGACGCTGTCTGGCCGCGCCATCCCGCAACGCGATACACGTCGCCGTCCGGTCCGATTCCCCAAACGCGATGGACAGTAAAGTCGCCGCCATCATCTGTGACGGCGTAATCGCTCGTCCCGTAGTATCGGACATTGGGCAGCTTCTCCCATGTCTTGAACCATGCTCGCTGGAAGAACGTGCCTTCATCGGGTTGCGGCTGCTGCTGGTAGAGCGCTGACCATTCGCGTGGGCCAATCGATCGCTTGATGCGCTCAAGGGCGGGAACGTCATACCACTCAGGCCAGAGTGCCCTTCCCTCCTTGTCGATTGCGGGTAGATCCAGA